AATTTACCCTGGTATTGCTCCTCACCACGGGCCATTTTTTCTGCATGCATTAGTTGTGCATCAGACATTGCCATCTTAGTTCTCTGTCTGTTAGCGTAAATCTTACTACCAGCAGAAACGGCTAATTTAATTGCGCTTAACCACATTTATGTACTTCTCCTGTCTTCGTTGACACATATACTCTATCATTTTATCAATACAAGCGTAAGCCCTAGCACCTTGAAGTCTCCATCTCCACGTTTGTGACCAGTTAGGTTTTCTTACTCTAACTTTGGTCACACTACCACCAAAAAAATTTGAAAATCTATCTAAAATATCTTTATCGCACATTTCAATACCACATTGAAAAACTCTTCTACCATTACCTTTACCCCATATGCCAAAACTACCCTCACCATCGAATAATCCTGACAAAAAAAGTAATTTATTTTTTGCTGATAGATTTTTGTACGAATTTTTTAGCATTTTTAACTAAGATTCCTTGTGGATTAGGTCCTCTTTTAGGCGGTGGCCCAAATTTAACCCCTCCACTTAAACCTTTACGCTTTGTTTGTTTTTCTAATCGCATTTTTACCTGCTTTAAATATTGCCGCCACTTTTTGTTTACCCATAACCTTTGCTCTTTGTTCTCCTACTGTCAATATTTGTATTTTCCTTGCAAATGGTTTAGATATCTTTTTAACTTTTGTAACAGTCGCACGAGCATCAGAAGGAGTTGCAAACTTAATACTAACAGTATCCTTAGGATTCTCATCTGTGTATAGTCTCCTACCTGATCCTTTAGGTTTTTTGCCTGTGCCTACTTTTGGATCTTTATTTTTTTTCAAGTTTTTGCCTCGCTACTTCTAATCGATCATCTGATTGTGAATCTTGTTGCGCAAGTCTATCATAATCAAATTCAAGACGCTGTGCCGCTCTTTGATTTTCTTGTTCTGCTCTAAATTTAGTTTCTTCTGCTTTTCTTTGTAAATCCATCGCTCTTAAATCAATCTCTTGTTGTTTAATTCTTACAAGTGGGTCTTGTTTAGCAGCGTTAGCCTGCATTTCAGTTTGTGCAAGTTCTTGTGTAATTCTTGCAGCCACTTTTGCAACCTCTGCTTCAAACATAATACTAAATTGTTCTGGGTCAGCTTGAGCCATTTGTGCAGTTTCAGGGTTTTGCATCAAAGCAGCGTTTACTTCTTGTTTTGCTTTAAAAGAAATATGATCTGATATGTGTGATTGCATTAATGCATAGACTTGTGGATTTATTTGCACCATTCTAGTAGCCATAAACGCCATGTGTGCCGCTATATGTGCATCATGATCTTGAAATTCAAAGACAGTTAGTAGTTTCATTTGCAATGCACGTGCATTTTCTTTTGCAGGATCCATTGGTTCAGGCTGTTTGGGTGCAGGTTTAAGCAATGCCTCAATTTGTTTGGTGCCTAAAGCCTCGTAAACACGTCTATAAGCTTCATGAATGTTATGAATAGCAGGATTTGATTGTGCTATTTGCAATTGAGACTGCGCAAGAGTCACTCTTTGTGCCATTGACATGATATTTGGGTCTGCAACAGGCAAAATATCAATTCTATTGTCAAAATCTTGTTGTTTTATCTCTCTTGGACCACCATAAACATCATAAGGATAGACTGGTGGTAATGATTCACCACAAATTCTTGCTAAAATTTTAAATTCTAGACGCATTGCATAGTAACAACGCTTGTGAACACCACTCATAACTCTTGAACCACGCTCCATCAACGCCATTGTAGTACCAACAGCTCTGTTTTGTAGATCATTTCCAACATTTGAGTCTGTAATGGCTGCAAATTTTTGTCCTGCTTGTACTACAAAACCCATTAAGTTGAATAATGTTGGTGATGGTTCAGTAAATGGCAGGTTAAAAAATTGATCTCGTATGTTTCCACCCGGTGCATCAACATCTCTAAACTCACCTGGTTGTATAGGTTGATCGTCGTCTCTAACTCTCATGCCTCTAGACTTAAATCCAGCAGGTAAATTTTTTAAAGTTCCTGCATCAATCAATTGTCTTAAAGCTTGTGTAGCAGATCGTGATAATCCACCAATCATGTGTGTTAAACCAAAACCATAAAAACCTAAACCAGGTAAAAATTTGAAATGAACAAAATATTCTATTCTTTGATAGGTAATATCACCTGGTTTATAATTTCTGTAAATAGATAAAACTTCTCCTGAACCTTCATCAATTGTAACAATGTAAGGTATTTTTATTTTTTTTGCTTTGTCATCAAATTCTTCAAAATCATCAAGAAATAAATCTACATGCATTTCTAAAATTGTATGTAAATAATCGGTGCCTGTGTTTTTTATCCCTTCAAGCTCATTGAGTTTTTTCTGCACTTGATCAGGTTCTGCGTTAGAATCAATTAATTCAATGTCTCTATAAAAACCTGCAGCCATTTTTTTTGTGACTTCATTAGCTGTCATTTTAATTACATGAGTAATTCTCTCGCAATCTTTTAAATCAGATGCATAGTATGGAACAACAAGATCTTCTGCTGGAATAAATTTAGAAACCGGTCTGTCTAGTAAAGTATCAAAATATATTTTTTTAAATGTAGAACCCGATAGTGGTAAATAAAATAACATTTGATCCATATCTGTTGTGTAGTCTTCCATCTCTTCCATTAACAAATAATTCATATAATCTTTCACTCTATCTGCCTGGGCTTCGGTGGCCGGTGTGACTGCACCTACCACTTGTGTACGTACCGGTCCATCAGATGGGACAAGTTCCTTATAAGCTTGTGCTTGGAATTGCGTAACAGATTCCGCTAACAACGGATGAGTGACACCAGATGCACCCTTGAATGGTTTGGTGACTTCTTGATATTTTGTGCCTAATAAATCTAAACCTTTAATATATGCATCTTCCCATTCTTTTCTTGAGGTTTTATCTTTTTTGTATTCTTGTATAAGATCCATACCCATTTGTTTCAAAGTACGTTCATCCATACCAATAGCTAAATTAGCATTGAAGTCATCTTGAGGTCTTTCTTCTACGACCTCTTCCTCTCCTTCAACACTTATATCTACCGGAAGACCCTCAGGTTCTTCTACGATTTCATCTTCCTTGATTTCTTCTGTAACTTTTTCGATTGCCATAATTAATTGTACCTCATTGGTTTAAATATATCTACTATTAGTCCACCTATGGATTTGTAAGTTTTTTGTGTTCCTCGCATCAACGGATTTACCTTAATGGCAAATGCATCAAAATACAAGTTAGGATTAGAGGCATCAATAAATGTAAATTCTTTTTTAGTTGATTCCTCGATTACTCCAAGATGGTTTTGAGCATCTTTTTCACTTATAGCATCTGTATGATAAGGATTTCTTATTTTTTTACCTTTTAATTTGTGTGTGTCAGGGTATTTAAAATCATTATAAGAAACCTTTTTATAAGGTTTTGCAGGATCTGAAAGAGATACTTTTGTGGGCCCTGCTGATGAATTATATAATCTTGCAGCCTTTTTCATTAGGTTAGGCATTACTGCAGAACCACTTTTGTTCACTCCTTTACCACTCGCATAACCATAAAATCTCTCATTACCTGCTTTATATCCTTGACGGAAACTTAATTTGTCAAACGGGGCAACGGCCACATAATCAACATTTTCTCTTGCTGCTCTTTGTAATAAATATTTTAATGCATGGTCACCATATGAGTCAGCTTCTAATAATGGATAATAATTTGATCCTGTTGTTCTTGATGTCATACCTTTTAATTCTTTAGTTGTTTTCGCTAAAGCGTTTGAAATAGTTGATGCTTTAAATTGATTATTTTCATAAATAGCTTCTCCAAGGTCGGTAATTAATTTATCTCTTTCATTTAATAATAATTTTAATTCGATATCTTTTTGAAATGGATTAATTCTAGTTTTTCCATCAAAAGCTTTGCCAGTTCCTCTTAAAGATTTTGCAATACTTTGATTTACGTCTGATTGTATTTCATGAATAAAAAAAGCTTTTTTTCCATCAGGTGTAAATCTTGTATCAAATCTAATATGATAAATATTATTTACATTTCCGATATCATCTACAAAATGTCCGCCTTTATTAAATGGTTGAGTGTTTGTCACTATCTCATCCGGTAATGTCATAATGGTTTCTCTGTAGTCTTTACCTCCTTCAAGAGTGTAACTTGTTTCATTTCGATATCTAGTTTTTGCACCTCTTAAACTTTGAGCTGTGTTATTTAGATCAGCTTCAAATTTTCTTAATGCAGATTTATCTTGTTCTCTTACATCAGGTCGTGCTTTGGCTCTTCTTAAAGCATTTTTTAAACTTGAAAAAACACCTCGACTAAGTTCACCATTTTTCATTGCACCCATTTGATATAAAGCATCGTCTAAATTACTTGTCAAATCAGGATCATTTCTAAATTTTAATTTTAAACCACGTATGTAATTTGATAGATTATCAAAAGATTTATCGAAAGCTTCTTGTGCACCTTTTGGTGTTCCTAATTCAATTGGTCTTAATCTGTTTACAGGATTAAGTTTTATCATTGCGCCTATTTCATTAGCATTTAACTTTATACCAAATTTTTTAGCTGCAGCTAACAAACCACCTGTTAAATTACCCCGTGCATCGAAAGCAGCTAAATTCGTATCATACAATTCTTCTTTAGTAATATTTACTAATTTACCTTGAAAGGGTCCTGAATCATATTTAAATTGTTTTTCTCCTCTTACTAATCTAGATGATGGTTTACCAAATACTGTAAAATTTTCTTTTCTAGTAGAGGTAAAATGATCTAGCCACTCATCAGCGGTATAAGTACCTCGACCTTTTTTCATAGCCCAATCATAAGTAGAAGAGCCAAATGCAGGAGCTGTATCATCTCCCATTTGTAATGGTTTTGTTTTTTTTAAAACAATTGGTGGGTTTTTAATTTCTTGTACAGCTAATTCTTGACCTTGAGCTTGAGATGGTTTTGGCTGATATGTAATTTGTTTTTGTTGTTGTCCGGTGGCCGGTGTTGCAGATTCTTTTTTGAATCCAAGAATCTTACGTCCGATCCCTCGTAAAATATTTTTAAGGGACATTGTCCCTCCTATGTATACATTTTAGTAGGTTTTTTTCTTCCTAGTTTACAACCTTTAGCCATGACAGATTTACCAGATTTATATCCCATAGGTTTGTTCATCATGCCACCACCCATTTTTTTTCTACCTCTATTAATCTTGCCATCCGTGATAACTCCAGGCAATCCTTTTTTTTCTAGATATTTAGCTGCTTTTCTATCTCCTTCAGTAATTTTATCTTTTGTTTTTAGACTATGAGCTATCATGGCAGTTTTGGGATCTGTAAATGTTTTATCTGTCATACCTTTATTATATTTTTTCATCATACCACCACCCATTTTACCTTGAGCTCTTAATCTTTCAGTAGCAGCAGCTAAGCCACCACCCAT